GGTGCCGAACCGACAGGTTGCGGACGGCAGGGGGGGCGATGATAACGTCTCTACCCCGCGCCAGTTTTTGGGTTGGAATCTGTCCGCGTATTGACAACGGGTGGTTGTTGGGTTCTGTTTATTTTTTCTTTGATTGGGAGTCCACTTGGCGATTAGTATTGACAATCGGTCGCAGGGGGTGGCTTGGTCGGTTCATTCTGGGCCGCAGACGTTGTTGGTTACTTGTCCGTTTGAGGATGTGTTTTTTGGTGGGCAGCGTGGGGGTGGTAAGACGGCTGGTCTGATCATGGATTTTGTGGGTCATGCGAGCAGGTATGGGAAGGATGCTCAGGGTGTGATTTTTCGGAAGACGTATCCTGAGACTGAGGATATTGAGAAGCAGGGTATTCGGTTATTGGTGTCTATTGGTTGGGAGTACAAGAAGGCTGACCGGACGTTTGTGGCGCCGGACGGTGCTTCTTTGAAGGTTCGGTATCTTGAGGATGTTCTGGACGCCACTGCCTATCAGGGCTTTTCGCATTCATGGCTTGGTGGTGACGAACTGACCAATTGGCCGACGAGCGAGCCGATCGACCTTGTGACGGCCACTTTGAGGTCGAGTGCTGGCGTGCCTTGTGTGAGACGGTTCACTGGTAATCCGGGTGGTGTGGGTCATCATTGGGTCAAGAAGCGTTATATCGACCCTGCCCCACCCGGTGTGCCTTTTGTGTCTGAGGTGGGTACTCAGGCTGTCTTTATTCCGTCCAGACTGGAAGATAACCCCAGCCTTGGGATCGAGTACGAGCGGAACATCAAGGTAGCCACATTCGGCAATGAGGCCTTGTGGAAGGCTTGGCGTCACGGCGACTGGAACGTTATCGCAGGCGCCGCTTTCCCGATCTGGGACTCAAGGGTACATGTTGTAAGGAGCAGGCGGCCCACTGACCAGCACGGCTGGAAGATCATGGGGTCCATAGACTGGGGTTACGCCAAGGGCGCGGCCTGCCTGGTGATGTCAAGGCCCGACCGGATGGAAGTGATGGACTCCGTGGAACTGGAACGGATGACCGCCAGGGAAGCGGGCGAGTTCCTTGCCAAACGGTGGTCATGGGTACCGGAATGGAACCTGTTCACCTACTCACCCGATATGGACACAGAGTCGGGAGTAGGGATGACCCTGTCAATGGAGTTCTTCCAAGGCTGGCAGGAAGCCAAGGTCAAGACTCCGCCCTTCTTGGCAGGAGTCCAGAAGCCGCGCTCGCGCCGGACCAAGTTCGTCCTGTTCCAGCAAGCCCTGGACTGGACCGACGACAGGGACAGTAACGGTACCCTGCGCCTGGGCTGTGAACCCTATCTGGTATTCCACGAGAAGGCCGATGTGGCAATCAGGAGCATCCCCGCCCTGCCACTGGACAAGAAAGACCCCAACGATATCGACACCTCCTCCCCGCTGGATCACTGCCTTGCGGGCTGGACCCCCGTCTGGACCCCCGAAGGCTGGGTGCCGATTGAAGACCTTGACTCGGCAAGGATCACAGCGTATGATTCACCTACCATCAACCTTGAGGTAGGAGAATGCGTGCTTACTGTGACGCCCGAGCATCGGGTATTAACCCCGAGTGGATGGGTGGAAGCCCAGTCGTTGTCGGTAGGTTCCCCGATCCTGTGGTGGAACCCACCAAGCTGCGAAAGCACCCCACCCGTGGCTTTGTCGGGGGCAGGGAGAAGCAGGTTTACCGGGACAAGCCATATTACCTCTGCGGATTCTACTTCATGCGCGGAGTTGATAAGGAGCGATTGCACCGAAGGGTCTGGATGGACGCCTATGGACCGGTCCCCAAGGGGTACGATGTTCACCACAAGAACGGTGACCGTTTCGACAACCGGCTCGAAAACCTCGGGTGCCTCCCAAGGGGATACCACGTCGGTAGTCATTCCGCTTCTCCCACACCATCTCAACGCGAAGCCCGAAGACGGAACGCAATCGGGCCCTGTAGAGAGGGCAATAGCCGCCTCACTACAGAACAACGCAGTGCGGCTGCTCTCAGGGGTTACCAAAGGGCCAAGGACGAACGTCTACGATCTGTCGGTTGACGACCCGCTCCACGCCTTTGTCGCAGCAGGTGGGTTCGTAGTCCACAATTGCTACGACGCGATAGGATTCCTGCTCGCAGTAGCCCAACCGCCCGTAAGCAAGGCAAAACGAGTGGTTTACTCGGATACCGAGACAATCCAAGGAACAGAATGGCTGAACCCACGCAGCGGCGAAACACACAAAAGAGACCCCTTCAGGGCCAAGAAGATAGCACAAGAGGAGAAACACGGCCGGTTCGGCAAAGTGCTGCCCCAGAAGGAACGGATCCACTCAGCCGAAGGATTCTAGTCCTCGAAATCAAGTTCGATATCCTGGAATCCCAAATGCTGAAACTCCTGTCAACACGCGAAAGCAAGCAAGAGCAATCCGTTTCACGTGAAACACTACCCGAGCAGCATTATTCGTCCTTCCTGCCCCCGCCCGTGATTGAAGCACTCGCGTTGGCCTGCGCCGGTGCCAGCCATCGGACCAGAGCAGCCGCCTGGAGCAAGGCCGAGAAGGCATGGGCAAACGCAGTACGGGGCGGCGGAGCCACCGAAGACTACGCGAAAAGACTGGCCTCTGAGGTACACGCAGGAGACGGCGCCTATATCCTCGACGATGACGGAGTGGTGATGCTCTAGTGGCATACTCAAACGAGAACGAGCTGGCAGGCGGGGTGCAGACCGACAACAGGAACAAGTCGTCGCTGGCCAACCCCAAAGCCACACCCGAAACGGCCAACATACTTGAACTGGCCGAGATCAATCCCGATCTCGCAGTTCAGCGCGTCGTGGCTATCTGGGAGTCGCAGGACCGACCCACCAAGAGACGGCATACCTTCTGGCAGAGAAACCGGCTCTGGATGAAAGGGTACCCCGGCGTACAGAGCCTTCCGGTATCCAGTGACCTGTCAGAGTGGAGGCTCGACATCCCCTACGGCCTGACCGAGATGAAACCCGTGATGTCAAGGGTCGATACCCTGACCGAACGGCTCTCGGCACACCTCATGGTCGACCCCCCGGTACCAGAGGTCGAACCCGCCTCAGATACCGATAAAGCAAGGGACGCAGCCGAGTTCGCAGAAAGACTGCTCACCATCGACGGCCTCTCATCCGGCACCAACGACCAGAAGATATTCGGGTCATGCCTGAAAAGAGCCTCAGTCACAGGCTCTGCATTCGTCCGGTTCAGGGTCGATCCCTACGGCAACGGCTGGAAGCCAATGGAGATGATGGCCCACCCACTGGCCCAATCCGCCGACCAGGCCAACCTCGACCCCGAGACAGGGATAGAAGCCGACTCCGCCACACTTGTAACGAGGTACGTTACACCGGAAGGCGGATTCTCGGACTCAGCGATGGAAGCCGACAAGCAATGGCTCCCAAAGATAGTGCCCGAGGTGGTCTCACCCTATCAGGTAAGACCAGTACCGGACACAGCCGAAGATATCGACGCCGCAGAAGGTGTCCTTATCCTCGCACCCCAGACCCTGGGCCAACTCAAGTCCGAATACCCAGAGATCGAAGGCATGGACCCAGAGGAACAGGAATCTCTGGTCAAGTGGAAACCACAGGCTGCCAAATGGGCATTGGCGTGGTTCGTCCAGGAAGGACTCAAGTCTGAACTGCCCAAAGGACCGGACGGCGAACCGCACGACGATGAACTCGTCTGGACCCTCTCGTACTACATCAAGAGCTGCCCAAGGTACCCCGAAGGGGTCTATATCATCTGCGCAGGAGGTAAGCACCTCCTCTACGCCGCACCGTGGTCAGCCGTCATAGAGACCGGGAAGGGGCAGGAAACGATGACCCTCGACCTGCCCGTGGCCCAATGCAAGCAACTGCTGGACGACGACGCAGGCGATTTCTACGGTAAGGGCGTGGTCGAAGACCTGGGTCCATCCGATAACCTCCGTATGGAGATCATCGAAGGGTGGCTGACCCATAAGGACCGCTTCCTCTACCCACATGTATTCCTGCCCACCGGGAGCAACGTCCAGCCCGAGCAGTTGGCGAACAGGGGCCTGGCCCCGATCTACGTGAATCCGGCTGGCATACCAGTGGTCGAACCCGTCCCGCCATTCCTGCCCGACGGTGTCCAACTTCTGGACAGGGCCACCTACGACATGAACGACGCCCTTGGCCTTTATGCAAGTGCCCAAGGAGCATCAGACCCGTCCATCAGGTCAGGCAAGCACGCAGAGGTCGAGGTAAGTCAGGGGACGATCAACCTCAACCAGATGAAGCGGAACGTCGCCACGTTTGTCGAAAGATACTGGCGGATCAAGCTCCAGCATTGGCGGGCATACTGCACCATCCCCCAAAGAGTGAAGTTCGTCGGGGACGATGGCGCGTACAAGGAAAGAGAATGGTCGTCCTCTGACCTGAGAGAGGCATCCGATGTGAAGGTCAAGCAAGGCTCCTTCACCCAGATGTCGGCAGAGCAGAAGGAACAGATCGTCATGAACCTGCTCCAGTTAGGGCGCATCGAGGAGGCAGAGGCAGACCGCATCTTGTCATCCTCAGTATCGCTCCGACTGGGCAGACTCGACAACCCGCACAGGTCAAGGGTCCGGCGGCAACTCGCAGCATTCAAGGCTGGCCCGCCCGATGGCTGGACTGAAGCCCTTGCCCAGTTCCAGCAGCAGGAACAAATGTCGGAACAGGCCATGCAACAGGCCATGATGCAGGGCATACCGGAGGAACAAGCCCAGCAGATGATCCCTCCGAACGACCCGCCCCCATCACCGTTCGATACGGGCCTGCCAGTCGACGAAGAGCCTCCAGTAGCCAAGATCCGTCACCTCGAGATGTCAAGAGTGATGGCCGATGTCTCGTTCGAGAAGTTCCCGAAGGAATGGCAGCAACTGCTGATCGACACCTACCAACAGGCGAGACAGAACGCTGGCCTTATCCTCCCCAGAGAACAGGCCGAACAACAGCAGCAACAGCAGCAACAGGCGATGGAAGCCCAGAAGCAGGGGATGATCGAACAGGAACAGATGAAGGCCGACCTGCAACTCAAGCTCCAGGACGACGAGCAGGCCCACGAAGTCCAGATGAAGCAGATGGAGTCCGAGCAGGAACTTCTCCTGAAACAGGTCGAGATGGAAGGCAGGATGAGCGAGAAGTCGGTCGATCTCGACGCGGCAGAACGTGCGAGAGCCGCCGAACCGCCTCCTCCTCCACCCCC